ACAAAAATTTCTTCATCTTGTTCTATATCTCTCAAGGCAAAAAACTCAAAGGTGTCATTTTCGAGATTGGACCTCCAATTTGCATTGGGGGTATTACTATGGTTATAAAAACTTGAAAGTCCACAACCAACAACTTGTTTATCCCAATCGGATGTTCCTTGAGGCCAATTGAAACGGTAATTCATTAAAATTGCACTAGTGGTTTTTTTGGGGATTTCTAAATCCAAATAAGGGGTTACCTCGAAAATTTCGTCTTTAAGAATTTTCTGAGAAGCGAAAACCCCTTTACCATGAATGGAACTATTGTCCAAGTATATTTTCGTTGACGGATATAAACGCATAGCTTTTGATTGAAATATAACAAACAGAAATATATTTATCAATATGGCAGAAAACTTAGTTCCTATAACTAGACTTGGTAAATTCTTTGGTGGCGAAGATTATACTCTTGATATTGATATGGGTCAGGAATGGTTAATCGGTGATATGAACTTCACTGTTGTTTTGTACAGAATTGACAGATATAAAACCAAAACAGATGATGTCTACGGTGAGGTGTTAGAAGACGGAATTCAATTCTTGGCACCTGTTGAGTTGAAAGGTTATGTTCAAGTTTTAGCTCCAACAAACAAATTCCTTGGAAATTCAAGAGTGGAACAACAAGAGCCCGGTAATATGAGGTTCAGTGTATATCAAAAAACATTAGATGATTTACAAGTTGAAATTTTCATGGGAGACTATTTGGGTTATTATGAGAGTGAGGACAGGGTCAGATATTATGTTGTCTCGGATGACGGGTATGTTAAGTCGGACAATAAACACACTTATGGTGGATACAAACCGTTCTACAGAACGGTTGTTGCTACTTATGTGAGTGAAAATGAATTCAGGGGTATATAATGAAAATATTAATAAAAGAGTCTCAGTTCGACAATTTGTTTTTGGGTGCAAGAGTAATGGTATATTACAACTTACACAAACATACTTTTTCGGTAACATACTCAGGAAAGGTCATCATTCATGCTGATTATGTAAAACTTGATGACGTTGAATTCAGAGTGAGAGAGGCTGGTAAATCTAAAGTTAGAGATGAAAAAAGAAAAAATGTTCATGCCTTTGTCATTGGTAATTTGATTGATTATTGTGAGTTCCCTTGTGAAGATTTGGCCGAGCCTGAGGATGGTGTGGTAGTAACATATGACCCTTACAAGTATGATAGTTTCGTGATTAAAAAAACAGGGAAACCGGTCTATAACGCTAGTGAGGTTGAAATGGTCAATCTCAAAAATAAAATATATATAATTGAAGATTAAAGATGCCTTTACCTAAACAAGTCAAACCAACATTACCGTTAGTCCCAAAGAAAACTTTGAGTGCAAGAAGGGAGCAACTTTTGGAGTACATAAAAAAAGATGGTACTTATCTTCCGAAGTCTGTTCTTCATGCCGATTTGGATAAGGGTATGTTGGAGTTTTCAAAAAATGAGTTGAAAGTAGTAACCGCTGGTAAAATTGTCCCTTTCCTTGATATAATCATTACAACTCAGAATTGGTCACAATATTTGGAAACATGGAAATTTGTTGATTTGGATTACAACCCTAGTCCTCCCTTTATAACTTTAGTCAGAAGCCCTGAGGTTAAGTATGGTTCGAACCCCGCAACAAAATATAACATACCAAATAGGAAACAGTTTTATTATGCTTCGGTACCAACTTGGGATGGAAACATGCAAGGAATGGACATATATACAATACCTCAACCTGTACCTGTGGATATCAATTATAGTTTGAAAATAATTTGTAACAGGATGAGGGAGCTCAACCAACTCAATAAAAATGTAATGCAGACTTTTGCATCAAGACAAGCATATACTTTTATTAAGGGGCAATACGTTCCGATTATTTTGAACAATGTTGGTGACGAGTCTCAAATGAATATGGACGCAAGAAAATATTATGTTCAATCTTATGATTTCACAATGCTAGGTTATTTGATTGATGAAGAAGAATTCGAAGTAAAACCGGCAATCCAAAGAGTTACTCAATTAGTTGAAGTTGATACTTCCGTACTTAAAAAGAAAAGAAAAATTTGGCCCGAGAACCCAAGTCAGTTCCCAACTCAATTTTTATTTTTATCGGGAGTAACTTCTCTCAGTGAAAAAATAGATTTCACTGCAAACATGTCAATTTTATCTACCGACAACATCTCATCTTACGATGTATACATTAATGGTAACTTTTACGGGACTGACGTACCATTTATTCAAATAACATACAACGATGTACTCAACGTACAAGTAGAAAAAATTGACAACACCAAAGAAGCGATTATAAACTTTGACAACAAATTAGTTTAATCTTCCCCGTATATATCTTTTTTCTCTTGACACTTTTCGAGTATCAGATTTTCCAAAAATTTATAAATTTTAATTCCCCTCTTATCACAATACTTTTTTAGGATTTCGTGTACTGCAGGGTCAATTTTTATGTTTTTGATTTCTTTCTTTGTCCTCATGGTAGAAAAAAGGCAGAATTTATTCTCACCGTTTATAAATAGATAGTTAAAAGTAAAGTTTTTTCATTCGTATTAGAATATTTATCAATAAAATAAATCTGACAGAATAATTTTTAATAATGGCAACAACAACTGTAAACCAAAAAGTTTATGTTTCACCTGGCGTCTATACTTCTGAGACCGACTTATCATTTGTGGCTCAAAGCGTTGGTGTAACAACATTAGGTTTGGTAGGAGAGACTATAAAAGGTCCTGCTTTCGAACCCGTTTTCATAACAAACTATGATGAGTTTCAAGCCTTCTTTGGAGGAACTGAACCAGTGAAGTTTGTAAATACACAAATTCCAAAGTACGAGGCTGCATATATTGCAAAATCTTACTTACAACAATCAAACCAACTTTTTGTAACGAGAGTGTTGGGATTGTCTGGTTACGACGCGGGTCCGTCTTGGAGCATTTCCTTGGTGGCAAATCCTGACCCAACAACAATTGATATTGACACAGGAGTTGCTGCAATCAATTTTACAAGTGCGTTCTCAGGAAACACTGGAGGAACAGTAAATTTCTCAAGTTTACCAGCGGTAATTGCAACAAACTTCAACAGTCTTTATACTTTGAATGATGGTAGTACTTCTACCTTCAATAACGATTTTACAGATGCATTATTATCTGTATTCTCTAATAACAGTTTATCAGGTAACACAGCATTTGCTTGGGGAGCAATTCCAAGTTCAACTTACTTCAACGTATTAGGTGCAGGATATACTGGTTTCACAAACGAGTTCAGTGTTGATAATGTAAACTTAGACAATAATGATTTGTCTGCGGGAGACAATGATGCATGGTACTACGCTAACTTTGATTTACAAACAGGTAATGATTATGGTGGATACTCATTTTATTGGGCAATCAATCAAATGATTAATCCAAGTGCTGGAATTTTCTCAGGAACTGTATCAGGAACAATTTTTACATATTCGGGAAGTGCATATAGTGAGTGGAATAACATGGTTGTTGCAACACTTCGTTCAAGAGGTATCTCTTTATTTACAAACAGTTCAACAAGTCAAAACCACGGACCAATTTATGAGGTGACTGGATTGACTGATGTTGATTTAGTTTGTAACGGTCAATACACAGGGGTTACACAAAATCCTTTTTCTCTTTTTGGAATCTCAGGTGTTACTAAAGACGGTGATACTTTCCAATTTGAAACTTCATTACAATCAACATCTTCTGAATTCATTACGAAAGTATTAGGTGTTGACAACTTTGGTAAACCAAGAAACGAGGTTCCTCTATTTGTTGAAGAAATTTATTCAGGTTCTTTAACATATGGTTATAATCTGAGTTATATTAGAGGATTAAATTGTAATTTGATTGCGTTACCAGGTGCTAGACCTGAAACAGGAACTCCTTCAAGTTCTTCTATTGCTTGGAAACTTCAAAAATATCAATCTCCAAAAACACCTTTCATTGTTTCTGAATTAAGAGGTAATAAGGTGTATGATTTGTTTAGATTTATATCTATATCTGATGGAGATGCTGCAAACTCGGAGGTAAAAGTTTCTATTGCTAATATGTCATATAATAATATGACTTTCGATATTTTGATTAGAAATTTCTTTGACACAGATGCTAATCCTGTCGTAATTGAAAAGTTCACCAATTGTACAATGGACCCAGGTTCTAACAACTTCGTTGCTAAGAAAATTGGTTCTTCGGATGGTGAGTTTGCATTAATCTCAAGATATGTGATGGTTGAAATGGCTGAAAACGCTCCAATCGACGCATTACCTTGTGGATTTAATGGTTACACTCAAAGAATTTATGAAAGTACTACAAATCAAGGACCAAACATTGTTTACAAAACAAGATATTTTTATCCTCAAGAAACAATATGGAATCCTCCATTTGGAAATACATCAGGTGGACCTAATACTACTTTAGCACCTGGTGATGTTATAAGAAGAACATATTTAGGTTTTTCATCT